TTGCCCTGATGGTTTTTTGCCCTGCTGTCTTGAGTATTGACTTAATGATTCCATTATTCAACCTCCTATAATTTTAGGATAACAGAATACTTAGACAAATTTTAAGGTTTAGGATTATCAGCTTTTACTTTAGCAATATGTTCATTCCAAGTAGTAGTGCCATTTACACTATCCCAATACTGCATATCTAATTGCTCAGGAACAGAAGCATAAGCATTTTGTCTATTTTCAATTACTGTTAGTTCTGCAATCTTTGCATTTACTTCTTCTTCAGTTGGCATTGTTGCAGTTTCATCTAACAATTCAACATTATTATATGTTTGTGCTTTTTCTAAATCTTTCCAACCCCACCATTGATGGATGCCTAAATTAAACTGCCCTAATGCTTTTTGTAATTTGTCATTTCTTTCCATTTTTTTCCTCTATGTATCGGCTAATTTCTTAAAAACAAATCTTGTATTATCATCAAATAAAGCTGTATTACTTGCAAAACTAGCTGTCTTAAATTTTACTTTGTGAGTAGAAACATTAGTAATATCCAAAATAACTGATCTTTCAAATTGATAAAAATGCGCACCTGTGTTACTTCTATTACCCATACTAGCAGCTGCAACATTTGTTTCACTACTAAAATTATCATTTGAAAAAACAATAATAACTTCTGCACTAGGATCATTATTTATTTCAAAATTAGGTTGTACTGTTACTTCATAAAAACCTGTGGCAGGGAATGTAAATATACCTGAACTTTCAGTCATTCCTGTTCCTAACTGTGAAAATCCTGAATAAGATGCTCTAGATAAATTTGCAGTAATATCCCCATTACTACCAGTAATATCAGAAGTAAGTATAAAAACATCAAGCATAGTAATACCACCTGCAGGAGCTAGATTAGCAATGTCTTGTGCTGTTGTCTTTTTTAAATTATTGCTATCATTTATATCTCCAAATAAAATTTCATCTCCTGCTGCAACTGTACCTGAAGTTGCAGAGTTTGGCTTTACACTTAAGCTAGGGGTTCCAGAAGTTGCTCCACCATCTAAACCAGAAGTAGAACTTGTAGTAATACCCTCAATATCGCCTGATTCTGCAGTTATCCAAGCAGATCCATTCCATGCCTTCAGCAAATCTGCTCCTGTATCATAAAAGATTGTTCCCTCTACTTTATTTGTAAGAGCTGAGTTTGCTGCACTTTCACTTGCAAATATAAATACTAATGAATCTTGAATATCTTGGAATCTGGCTTCTGTAACAAGATCTCCTGTACTCCAGTCAAACCATCCACCTGCTGCCATAAATTTATCTCCTTAAATAATTTTAAGTATAACTGATATTAGTATCAATTCCTAACTTAGAAACTCCCAGAATCCAAGCCCCAGTTTCTGCAGGAGAAAGCCCTATAACCCAATTCCAAGTTTTATTTCTTGCATCAACTTTATGGCTAATTCTTTCAATAAACAAATCATAAGTTTCTATTGATGATGATGGAGTAGTAACTTTAGCTTCAACAAAGCTTCCTATATCTAGTCCTAATGCTTTAACCCACAAATTAGAATCTTGTTGAGGTCTGAATGATAATTGCTCTACAACTGTTTGTGGTATTGAATTTGAAATAACTTTTTGCTCTGCAATAGATGCAACATCACTATCTTGAATATTAAGAGTATTATTTTCTGTTAAAACATGTGTTCCAAATCTATTAATTGAATCTGAATCTATAGCAATCTGTGTATTACTGCTACCTGTTCTTGTTCTTTGTACTGTATTTATAATTTTGTTATCATCATAAGAAGTTTTTATATCAGAATATGGTAAATCTGAGCCTCCCTGTCCAAAAGTAGCTGATGGAGTAGTTGTGTTCGTTAATCTAAAGTTTCTATCTCTAAATGTTGCATCTCCATTTGCAGCTATAAAAAAAGTTCCATTTTCTGCTGTTTCAACTTTTCTAAGAGCTGTAAGTAAATCATCTGTCGTAGATTGTGTTGTCACTTGCAACTGTCCTGTTGAAATTGCTTGATTACTATATCCAAAGCTGTCAAGTATATTTTTGACTCTAATAGAACTTAATTCTTGTGCTTGTGTTAGTGTAAGCCTAGTTGTAGATCCCAGTAAAGAAATACCTAAATTCCACCCTATGCCATCCAACTTTGCATTAAAAAATAACTTAAAAGCATCAACAACTTTAATTCTTGTAGTTGAATCAGATCCCTGCCCTGCATAATTTACAGGAAAACTCTCAACAAATCCATGAAAAATATCGTATGTTGTGGAGCTATGAGTAGCCCTAATTCTCAATCTTTTTAGAGGTTGAATTTTGGTAATACCTGTTGATGAATCAAAAAAATGTGTTGTTTGATTTGGAGAAAATCTATTATCTCTGTTATCTAAAACAACTGTAGCTGTACCTGTTTGGAATTTGTCTAAGTTACTATTTCTGCCTCTGTTTGTAGTAAAACTTCTTAAAAATTGTGATACATCTGTAAAAGATTGTGAGCTGTCAAGAGGATTGCTGTCAAATGCTATCTCAACAGTTATGCTTACATTAGAATCAAAAGTTACTGCCATATACTAAAAATCAGTTAAGATAAACTGCTTTCCTCTTTGTTGTATTGCAGTATTAACTCTCTGTATCTCATTTTCATCTATATTCAAGACTATTTCTAAATTTTGTTGCCCTCCCTGAAAACCTGCAGATTGAAATGCTGCTAATTCTTGCTGCCCAAATCTTGGTACAGTAGCACTTACAGGAGCAGAAATAGCTTGTATTGGAACATCTGGAGCATTAGCTAATCTTTCTGCAGCAGCAGCAAATCTTTCTAATTCTCTTGCTCTGTTATCTAATCCCTCTAATTGGGCTAATTGGCTTAAGAGATCTAAACCTGTTGCTAAAAATGGATTTGTTAAACCTGCAGCAGCTAATATTTCCATAAATTTTTTATCAATTGCAAGTTCTTTAAATATTCCCACTTGCTCATTTAAACCAAGATAAGCATCTAATTGGTCATCAAATTTTTTGTTAGTTTTATCTATTGTTACTTCTAACTGTGCCTCAATATCATTAACTTCTTTTTTAGCATCTCTTAAAGCTTCAGATTCTCTAGTAAGTTCAAACTCAACTAGCTTAAGTTGTTCTTGTGCAACTGCTAATTCCTCTGTAACATCAACTCCCTGTCTCTGAAAAAATAACAATTCAGCTATTTGATTTTGTAATTCTTTTTTTTGTAGAGCTTCCTCAGCAGTTGATAGTGCTTCTTTTCTTTGTGCTTCTGTTAAATTATCTTGAGCTATAGCTAATTCATCATTTAAAGTAATTGATTCATCATTATCCTTATTGAGTAAAGATACAAATTTTAAATATTTTTCAATAGCAGGTAATGTTCCCTTTGTAAGTTTGGTTGTATATATATCAAGTTGTCTTGTTTGTTTTAATGTTGTTTGTCTAGCTTTTTCAGTTTCTTTGTTTGCTAGTCCTTGAGCTATTTGTTGAGCAATAAGCTTTTCTGCTGTATCATCAGTTATGATATTATATTTTCTTTGCTCCTCTGCTAGATTTTCAATACTTCTTATGAATGCAAAAACAGGGCTTATTCTTTTTAAAAAGTTTAAAAATCTTTCTCCATTAGCACTTAATCTTGGAAATTTATTTGAAACTGCTTCTGCTTTTATAGCTAAATTATCAAAAGCTAATGATAAATCTGCAACAAATTTTGCAGCTGTTTTAAAAAATTCAATTGTAGGAGGAGCAATATCATTTACTAATTCTCTAAATATTGGAAGTATCTCTGCAGCAGCAGGAATAAGCTCTGCTCCTATATCCTCACTTAGTTGTCTAACCTCTGCCTGTACAAGTCTTTGCTGATTAGCAAAAGATTCAGAAGTCCTGTCAAGATCTCCAATCTGTACTGCTGCTTTTTCTTGGATAACAGCTAAAGTTGCAAGAGCCTTTTCTTGTCTTGTAAGAGAATTACTTGTGCTTTTTCCAGTCATTTCAAATGCTTTTGTTTCCACCTCAGCAGCAGATATAGCAAGTCCATAGGTTTTTAAAGCTTCATTTTCTCCTAAAAGAGCTGACTGGAAAGCCCTCAAAACAGGCTCAGCTCCCCCCTGAATATTAGAAAAAGAAGCAACATCAGCAGCAACTCTAGTCAATGTTTCTCCTAAATCTGCTGATTCCTCTTGAGTAAATCCAATACCCTGAGCAACTGATCCTGTAGTTGCTAATAATTGTTGTAATTCGCTAGTGGTTAAACCTGCTTTATTAGCAAATTCCTCTGTAAATTTTGTAACACCAACAACTGCTTCTCCAAAAGTAGTTTCAAAAGCTGCTGCAGCTTCCTCAGCACTTACTGCTGCTTCTAAAGCATCTGCTGCAAAATCAACTAATGCTTTTCCTGCAAATAATGCAGCTCCTGCAATAGCTCCTTTTGTAAGGCTTGACATACCTGCTGAAAATTTTGCATTTGCTTTAGCAGAGTTTTTTACATTATCATCTAAGTTTTTTGCTGCATTAGAAGTTTTATCTAATCCTTTAGATGTCTTATCTGCTCCTGTCAGTTTCAGAAACATCTCTAAAGTTGCTCTTGCCATTATCTCCTCAATTTTGCTCTAGCATTAGCTTCTGTTGCAGCTTTATGCTCTTTTTTATTTCTATCTATGTAGTATAACTTCCATGACTCAAATTCTTGCATACTCATATTTTTTCTAAGAGCATCAACTGTCATGCCTAAATCTAAAGCTAATCTAAATTCAAAAGCCAACTCTGTATTATTCTGGAAACTCAGAGGCTATTGAAGCCTGATCCTCCTTAGTCCAAGCCATACATCTATAGATACCTATCAAAACTTTATCAACTATAGATGGAGTAGCTTTACTGTAAAACTCCTCAATTTGTTCTAAATCATCAAACTCAGGATCTTTTAACCCTTTTAGGAGCAAATATTTTTCAAACAGAACTTCATCTCTTACTCCCTCTACCTCTGAAAGTACATTTATTTCAACTGTATCAGCTTTAGTCAATCCTGTAACTAATACTGTTGCTTCCCATTCAGGTATTTCAATTTCCTTTATAGGTAAAGATGGAGCATTAGATATATCATCTAATTTAAGTCTTTTCATAATAACCTCTTTCTTTAATGAAATACTTAAGTTATATTTTAGACTGTTGCTTCTGTTACATCTCCACTAACTTGGAAACTTGCAGTAAATGTTACAGCTCCTCCTACATCTGGAGTTCTATCGTAACTTGTACAAATAGCCTCTCCTGATGCTTTAGGAAGTCCTGATGAGTTTCCTATTGGAAAAAACTCAAATGATCCTGAAGCTCCTACTATAGCTTTGAGATAACCATCAACAGTTGCATCAAATGAGCCTGATATAGTGATTGTTGCATCCTTAAGTCCTGCTACATAAGCTTTAGAACTGTTAGAGAATGCTGACACTTCTGCTACATCTGCAGTCTTAGAAACAGAAACATCTGTTAAAACATTAGAAATATCTCTCAATGTTCCTCCAGAATCATCTATTTTAAAAGCTGCACTCTTTCCATGTGTAAATGTTGGCATTTATCCTCTCCTCTTTCTTAATTTATCCTTGTGCAAATCCTACTGCTGCAGTTATGCTACCAGATCCACCAAAGGTTAAAACTGCTCTTGCATATCTTGCAGGATTACTTG